TGGATTTGCAATTAAATCAAGTGCCCAATGTTGCTCAATTACATTTCCGTCTTTGTCGCAAAGTAAAGGTTTACCGCTCGACATCATTATGGCACGTTTATTAATTACCGCCCTTAGTTCGGGAATACTAATGTATAAATCGTAAGGTTTTGAAGTATCAATCCATTGGGGTGTTGTATTGCCCCAAAATTGATTAACATTTCGTTGTATCATTTTTAAAAGATTATCGTTTTTTCCCGATGTTGTGCCGAAAAGTGAAGTCCAAAAGTTATCTTGCATAATATTTTTTTGAAAAATTGTTATTTTTTTTTCAAAAATACGTATTTTTACCAAAAAATTTGTATAATGAGTAAACTAATTAATGGTTACAACTTAAAATCACTTACCGAAATTAAAGATATTTCGTTGGGTAAGCGTGAAGTTGCTATGTATTTAAGCAAGTTCGATGTTTTGGATAGTGATAAGGATATTATAAAAAAAGGTGCTTTTGCAAGGAGTTTAAAAGATAGGGGAGTTGATAGCCCGAGCAATCGAAAGATTGCATTTTTACGCCACCACGACTGGCAACAACAGATTGGTAAATGGTTAAAATTAGAGGAAGACGATTTAGGACTGTTTGCTGTTGGTAAATTGGGTACTTCAACAATGGGCGAAGATGCATTACGAGATTACGAAGAGGGCATTATTAAAGAGCACTCGATTGGATTTCAATATATGACTGATAACGTTCGAAAAGTTGATAATGCAGACGGTTCGTATTATTATGAAATATTTGAAGTTAAACTTTATGAGGGTTCGGCTGTTACTTTTGGAGCAAATGAGTTTACAGAGGTTTTAGCCATTGGAAAATCCGAGAATAAAGTCCAGTTAGTTGAAAAACTAAGTAAAGAAATTGATGTAATTACTAAAGCATTGATAAATGGTAGAGGTACAGATGAACGCCTTTATAATTTGGAAATGAAATTAAAATACTTAAATTCGCGTTTAATCGACCTTGCAATGATGCCAAGTGTTCAAAGTTCCAAAGCACAAGCAGAGCAAATCGACAATAAACCAAATTTTGACTGGAACAAATTAAATAAATTATTGTAAAACTAAAAATTAAAAAAATGCAAGAAAATCAATTAACACCCGAACAAGTGGTGGCAAAATTTGAGGGTAAAATTGCAGAGACTGTAAAAGGCTTTGTTCCTCAATCGGAATTAGATGCGGTTAAATCGCAATTAGAAGCTGTTAAATCTTTGACCGAAAAAAACAGCGGTTCAGAAGAATTAAAAGCTAAAATGGTAGAACTTGAAAGCTCAATCAAAGCCTTAAAAGAGGCATCTAAAGAAGCTCCTAAAAGTGCTAAAACTTTAGTTAGCTTATTAGCTGAAAAATCGGAAGAAATTAAAGCAGCTTTAAAGTCAAATAAAAAGTTTGAATTAGCATTAAAAGCTCAACAAGACCCAACGGACATTGGTACACGTACAGATTATGCTACTTTCTTACCGGGTACAGTATTTAAACCTGTAAGAGCCACAAGAATAATTGATTTATTCCGCAGAGTTCCTGTATCAACTGAATACGTAAAATACCGTGAGGAAAATGTTGTAACTAGAGATGCTAAAGTAGTTGTGGCTTGTGCTACTTCAACAAGTAATACTAAGAAAACTTGGATTACTAGAACGGTGCAAATTCAAAAAATACGTGATTTCGTTGATGTATGTTTAGACATGATTGATGACTACGCATTCGTAGCTTCTGAGGTTGAGCAATTAGTTGGGCAGTCTGTTAAGTTAAAAGAGGATAGCGAAATTTTGTTAGGTTCGGGAGATATTTTATCAATTGATGCAATTTCTTCTGAGTTTGACCCTGCAAACGTTTTAGCTCCTTACACTGGTGCTTTTACAAGTGCTACTTTAGCTGAATTAACTGCTGCAATGAAAGCGCAAATTTACACTTTCGGGCAAGAAAATAGCTGGAACGCTGATACTATCGTGATGAACTATAACGATTACGTTAAGTTTATGCACCAAAAGAACAGCGAGGGCGATTACTTGTTACCAAACTTTGTAATGTCAGGCGACGGAGTTTTAAATGGTATGCGTATCGTTACAAGTCCATTAGTAACTGCTAACAGTTTATACGTGTTTGACAGTACTAAAGGCGAGATTTTGGACAGACAAGGTGCAACTTTAGAAATGAGCTACGAAAACAACGATAATTTCGAACACGAAATTGTTACTTTAAAAGTTGTTGAGCGTATTCAATTCCACGTTGCACAAATCAACCAAGATGCTTTTATGAAGTGTTCAGACATTGCAACTGCATTAACTGATATTACAGCGGTTTAGTATGAAAAAGGTAAAACTAATAAGAGATTATAACGGTAAGAAAAAAGGCGAGGTAATAGAAGTTACCGAGCAAGTTTCTTACTTTATGTTAATGAACTCTATTGCCGTTTTATCCGATTGTTCAAACTGTGAAGAGTGTGAAGACTGTAAAAGCAAAAAAAAGAAAACCAAAACAAAGCCCTCTATTGATAAGGGGGCTTTATCTTAAACTGAAATATGAGCTTACTTAACATTACATATCAAGACTTTGGAAAGGGCAAATACGAGCTACACAGTGGAATGTATGAAGCTCCTAAAATACAGGCTTATATTGACAAATACGAGCGCCAATACTTAGTGAAATTACTAGGCGTTGAATTGTTTAAATTGTTTGAAGCAGATTTGGTTGCTGGTGTTCCTCAAACAGCTAAATATTTGGCAATTTACAATAGTTTTGAGTATGATGAGGTTAACTGTGGGATTTATATTTCTGAGGGAATGGTTGAAATGGTAAAAGGGTTTGTTTACTATCAATACCTTAAGGATATGACTAATGTTGTTGCAGTAAGTGGAAATGTACGCCAAATGGGGGAAAACTCCGAGAATGTAAGCACTTTAAACACTATGATTTATACACGTTATAATGATAGTGTAAGGACTTACAAGGCAATACAAAAATTTATTTGCGACAATAATAGTGATTATTTAGATTTTAACGGAATTAATATTGGTTTAGCATATTGGTTATGATAGAGGCATCGGAATACGTAAAGGATTTAGTTTTAAAAATAGATAACACCATACAAGGAAGTTATGACCCTTTAACTGGTAGAACTATGGTTTGTAATACTAAATGGGCGCGTATCGGAAAGGTGGTAAAAGATGCTGAAGATAAGGAGTATTTGGTTACGGAATTAGTTACTGATAGTTATTTGGTTGCTACTCCATTAATCGGAGAAACTAATTTAAGCGGAACTATTTATTTACCTGAATTGTTTTTCATAACTGGTACAAAAAGAGCTACAAACACCGAGTGGACTATTGCAGATGCTAATTTAAGTAACAAATTACCTTTAGTTTGGTTACTTGAAGTAATAAGCGAGACAGGATTTGGCAAAAATTCGGCGGTTGAGAAAGAAATGGATTTACGTTTATTTTTTCTTGATGAAACCGACCCGAGCCAATACTATACTGCAGACCATAGGGAGCAAGTAGTTAAGCCTATGCAAAAGCTAATGTTAGAATTTATTAAGGTGGTTGAGATTGAACGAACTTATAAACCTATTGAGAATTACAGATTTAAAACTTTTTCGAGGTTTGGCGTGGAAAACGACAAAGGAATGTTACAAAATATCTTAGATGCGAATTTGTCGGGCGTATCTTTAGAGGTTACTTTATCCCGATATAAACAAAAATGTAAATGTTAAAAAAAATAAATTATGATAGGTTGTAATTGTAACGTTGGTTTATCCAACACAGGAAGACCGAATTGCGTACCTGTATTTGGTATCACTTCGAGTTTTATTATGGTGCCGTTATTTGCGAATGACGGAACTAAAAATGGTATTGATTTAAGTACGGCTTTACCAACGTGGAGCAACTTAATTAATGAAGCGGACGCATCAAAGCGTTGGTTTCCTTTACCAGCTTTTGAAAATGTAGAATTACCTAAAGCAGATAGCCAATTTGAAGAGGCTAACAGCGGAAGAATGGTATTCTTAAGACAAGGTAAACGTTCCTTTGCTGGAGAACTTTGGGCTGAGGATAGCACACCAACTTTATTAGGTAAGTTACAAGCTGGTAGATGTGTTGACTTCGGAATGTACATTGTTGATGTAAACGGTAATTTAATTGGTTCAGAGGTGGACGGTTATTTATACCCAATTCCAGTTGATAATCCGAGCTTTGACCCGAAATTTGCATTTGCTACGGATAGCACAACCCAAAAAATCATGTTAGGTTTTGATTTTGACCGTTTATTCGATGAAAGTACAATGTACATGATTACTATTGAAGAGGCTAATCAAGACTTTACTAAATTAGAGGGATTGAAAGATGTTAATTTAATTGGTTTAGCGTGTACAACTACTCAAGCATCATTTAGTGCGAAGTTAGATTACGGTACTGCATTGAACAAAATTAAGTACATTGGCGCTACTACAACGGCTGACTGGAGCATTACCAACGTAACACAAGCGGTTACATTTGCCCCTGATAGCGTTACAGAAAATCCTGACGGAACTTATGTGTTAGATTACTCTGTGAGCGGTACGGCATCGGCAAGTGATGTAATTAAGGTTTCTGTTGTTAAAACTGGTTTTTCGGGTTCTGCTACTGATACAATCTAATGGAAGATATTAGAGTTGGTAAACACTCCTTTAATTATAAGGCATTACGCTCGATTAGTCTTGATGTGGCTTTGAGTAGTTTCACACATATTAATCGGGCAATTGTCGAGAGGGCGTGGAAAATAGCAAATCCTGAAGATAAAAAACCGAAAACCAAAAAAATAAAGGGGGCAAATTAGCCCCTTTTTTTTATCTTTGAAATATGATAGGAAAAACACCCATTGATTTACATTTAAAACGCGCTTTGTTGCTAGATAGTGCTAAGGCATGGATTGAAGCAAATACAGATGAATTACGTGAATTAATCGTAAATTTGATACGTTATAATCAGTTAACGGAACAAGGTGTAAATAGTGAGGGCGACATAATCGGAACGTATAGTTATACAACGGAATTACTATCTGAGGGACGAAAAAAAAGAGGGGAGCCGTACGATTTGAACGATACTGGTGAATTTTTTCGGAGTATGTACGTTCAAGTTTTGGCGGATAGCATCGTAGTAAATGCAGACTACGCGAAAATGGAAGACCAAAACTGGTGGAATATTAATATTTTAAATTTAACGGATGAAAATTTGGAGGTTTATATTGAGGAAATTAAAGCAAATTACGTTAAGGAAGCAAGGCGAATATTGGAACTCGATTGATGAAATGCCGTTATACAACTGGATTAAGTGTAACAACGGTAAGTTAGAGTTTATGCGAAAGGGTAAAGGAACGCCGATTGAAGATTTAAAGCACTTTAAATTAATTTACAACGAGTATTTAAAAGAATTTGGATTAGATAAACGTTATAAAAAATACTTAGAAATACAGCGTAAAAAAGCACTATTACAGAGCCAATATATTTTAAGTGGGGATAGGTTTAAGTTAACCGAAATTGAAATTGAAGATACAAAGTTAAAGGATTTAGATGTCCATTTTGGCGACGGTAAAAGCATAGAGGTTATTTTAATGCATTTAGGAATGTATTTAGGCTATAAATTGGATATAAAAACAACAACAGTAAAGGAATATTTTATAATTTTAAACGAATATGGCAAATCAAATAAAACGAAGTGAAATAGCTGAAGAAGACTTATACAAAGATATAAGAACATCCGCTGAAAAAACAATCGAGTACGTAGAGTATTTGAACGAAACACTTAAAGATACAGCTAATGTAATTCAAAAGGAGTTAAAAAAACCTTTGGATAATACCATTGAAAGCATTGAAACTTTGCAAAAAGGTTCAAAGTTGATGAACGATACAATGGAGCAGAGTATTGCATTAGATAAAGCCAAATCCGATGCAATTAAAGCGCAGTTACAAGCAGAGGCAAAATTAAAAGCTATCGAAAAAGAAAAGTTAAAATTAAAGGAGCAATTAATAAATGCAACGGATGAAGAGGTAAAGGCTAAAATTAAGTATCAAAAAACAAGTGCGGAACAAAAAAAGATACTCGCTGATGAAATAATAATGAATGATAAAAATGCTGGGACTTTAGAAAAAGTTGCAGCGCAAAGCCGTATTTTAAGACGTGAAAGGGAGAAATTAAATTTAGAAACGGAAGAGGGCAAAAAAAGGTTAAAGGAAATTAACGACCAATTAGACGAAAATAACGAGATTATACGAGAAAATTCCGATGCTTTAAAAAAGCAAACAATGAATGTTGGTAATTATACCGACAGCATCAAAGAAGCAACTGGGGAATTAGGCGGTTTAATTGGTGGAATAAAGGATAGTATTGATAATATTAAGGAACAAGCGAAAGCATTTATACAACAAGCTAAGGCGGCAGATACTTCGGCAAAAAAAATGAAAGTTTTAGGCGCGGCAATGAAAGCTACTTTAATTGGTTTAGCTGTTGCTGGAGTTGGTGCAATTACTTCAGCGTTAAATGAAACAAATGCAGGGTTGTTAGCAATGCAAGGCACAACCCAACAGGCATTAGGAGTAGTTAAACAAGGTGGTAATTGGTTAATGGACGATTTTAAAATATTAGGCTTAAAAATTGAAAGAGCAACTTTACAGGTTCAAGAATTTTTTAATGGCTTTACTGATACGCCTGAAATCCAAAAACGATTAGAGGAAATTAAAAACGAAATAGCCAATATAAATAAAAAAGATTACGACCCGGGAAAAACAGCCGACAGTATAAAAAAGGCTATTAGGGCAAATATGGAATATGAATGGAGTTTAGCCAAAACGAACGAAGAAATAGAGCGATTAATGGGTATTGAAGAAATGTTAAGCGAAAAAGCTGGGGATGCTACGATTAGCTTTGATGAGCAAAGAGAAGCTCAAAGGTTATACAATGAAACAATTACAAAACGTATAGAGTTGGAAAAAGATTTGGCGAAACAAAACATAGACGTACAAGCAATTAAAATACAATCTCAATTATTAGAAGCTGGTGAAAAATACTCATTACAACAAATTAAGAATTTAGAGTTTTTAGAAAAAGAAAGTGCGCGAATGTTAATTAATAATCAAACATTATTAGAACTAGCAGATGCAAAGCGTGAATTAGTAGCTAAAGAAAGCGAATTAAATAATGCTCAAAAGAAAATGGCAATGGAACGAAGAAATACGGAAAAAGACGATTTTGAACTTCAGTTAGATTATGCAATTGACTATTTTGATACTCAAAAAACAGTTAACGAGCGCATTATAAATATGGAGCGCACGACTTTTGAGCAAAGGGCAATATTAACAGAACGGACAAGGGCTTTAGCTGAGAAAAGCTGGAACAATCAAATTGAAATTATAGAAAAATACGCTGGTAAAAAAATGAACTTGAACGAGTTATTAGCGTTGGATGATGAGGAGCTTGTTCGAGAGCAATTAAAAGGGCAAATTAAAAATGAAACTTTAGGTATTAGGATTTTACAAACTTTACGCGATAGAAAAACAGCACTGCAAGATTTAGCCGACTTAGAAAGCGAAACAGCAACAAGAAGACTTGAAAAAGACAGAGCAATTTTAGACAGTATTCAAAGTATTGAGCAAGAAAATTTTGATTTTAAAGCTGAAACTTTAGATAAAGAACTTGAAAAATTTAAAGAAATAAAGGATAAAGAATTTTTACTAAATAAAAAAATTGACTTAGAGGCAATAGAAAGTTTTAAAAATAGAATTAACGAAATTAGGGATTTAAAAATTAAACAACTTAAAGACCAAGCCGAATTTGATGTTCAAATTGCTGAAAAAGAAATAATCGAGCAGGATGAAAAAGCAAAAAAAATAGAGGAAATTAACAATAAGCTAGTAAATGATATTTTACGCGTTCAATCTGAGGCACTAGACAAACGTTTGGAAATCGACAAAGATACTTTAGAAAAAGAAAAAGAGTTAATGCAACGTAGAGCAGAAATGCAAGTAGAAGCATTACAGAATTTAACTGACTTAAGCAACGAATTAACAGACCGTAGAATTTCAAAAATTGATGAGGAAATTGATGCAAGTCAAAGGCGTTTTGATAGCTTACAAACTTTGGCTGAAAGCGGTAATATTTTAGCGAAAGAAAGTATGGCAGAAGAAGCGAAGTTAATGGCAGAACAAAATCGTAAACGCGAACAATTGGAACGCAGAAAACAGCGCATACAGTTGGCTAGTACAGTTTTAGAAACTTACTTGACTAACTCGGCAAATCCAGATGTTAAAAATCCTTTACAAAAAACAATAACCGATACGGTATTGTTAACTGAATTTATAAAGTCTTTACCAGCGTTTTTTGAGGGTACAGAAGATACAGGGAAAAATAGCAAAGGAGTGGATAACAAAGGTGGTTTTTTATCTGTATTGCACCCGAATGAGCGCGTTATAACCGCTAAACAAAATGAGTTAATCGGTGGAATGAGCAACGAAGATTTAAGCAAATTAGCGTACAACTACCAAAATGGAATGATACGAAATATAACCGATACGCAAGTGGGGAGCGGTTTTGTAGGTGTTGAAATTTTGGCTAAAAAGTTGGATAGTTTGGAGCGTACTATTGCGAATAAACCTGAACATACTTTACAAGTTGAGCAAATTATAAGCGGTGCAATGGCAATTACTAGGACCACTAAACAAGGTAACACTAAAATTTATAATCGTTACAGAGTATGAAGCATTTTTTAAATGGGGTGGAAATAGCACCCCGAAATGTATTAGAAATTGGATTAATTACCGACTATACTGGCAATCCTGAGATGTTGCAAGTTGATACCGATACTATTATTTTGCCTCGTGAGGGTAAAGATATAATAATTCAACATATCTTAACACAAGGCGTGTTTGAGGGTATTCCGTACACCATAAAATTGGATGGTGTTACCTTAGATTATTACGTAGATTTAACCGAAAGTTTGAATATTAAAGATTATGAAGTTGAGGTAAAAATTAAAAAGCGTAAGGGGTTTGATAATTTCTTTGAAAATGCGCAAGGTTTGAGCTTTGAGTTAATGGCAAAAAAAGGAGTTAATTTTGATTTTGTAAATATTCCTTATTTAATTATTCCCGAAAATCAAACGGAAATAGCCTTAACAATTACCCTTGCAAGTTATGCACTCACAAAAGAAGCTATACAATCAACAAAGGATTTGGTTACAGCAACAGAAAAGTTAATAAGGGCTACAACACCAAACGCAAGTATTCCACCTGTTCCACCTTTGGGCGAAATTATAGCTTTATCTTTGGCGGTGGTTGCGCAATTAGCGTACACGATTGCTGTTTACGTGGCTTTAATTAAGTTGCTTAATCAGTTATTAGTTTTGGTATTTCCAAAAGTTAGATTTTACAAGGGGGCTACTATTCGAGAATTGATAAAAAAAGGTTGCGAATTTTTGGGATATACTTTAGACAGCAAATTGTTAGATGCATGGCAGAATTTAACCATTATGCCAGTGCCATTGATTAAGGAGAAAAAGAGCATTTTTAATTTTATTCAAAACGATTTAAATTTTAGCTTTACAAAGGGCTATCCGACAGCTCAAGATAGTGTTAGCACTTTAGGAGAGTTGATTAATGCGGTGGAAATTCAATTTAACGCGCGAACTAAAGTGTTAAATGGAGTTGTACAAATAGAGCGTAGAGATTACTGGAAAAATATTAGTTTAAATACTACTTTACCAGCGTTAACACTTCAAAATGAAAGACAAAATCAATATAGATTAAATACGGAAGAGGCGTGGAAGCGTACATACATACACTACCAAGTTGACTATTCCGATGTTCATACCTTAGATGCTTTTGACCCGACGGACGCTGAATATAGCACCGAGCCTTTGAATGTGATTAATTCCGATTTAGTAAGTATTCGAGGTTTTAACGACGTGAATATTCCTTTTGCTTTAGGGGTTCGAAAAGGCGAGTTAAATTGGTTGGAGAAATTTTGTAAGGCATTTCTAAATTTAGCTGATGCAGTGGTTGGATTATTTGGAAATAACATAAATTATTCGGCTTTAATTACCAATAGACTAGGAGTTACCCAAATTAGCCAACAATATTACTCTGTTACAAAGTTGCTTTATGCGGTTAATGGTAGGCAACCAAGTAACTACATTGATAAGATAAAAGCAAGTAAGATTTATCAAGATTATCATAAAATTAACGAAATAAATATTAACGGTTACAAAATTTATTCCGATGTACCTATGCGTTTAAATCCACAAGAATTTTTATCTTTGTTGGATAACAACTATACTTATATAAATGGGGTGTTGTGTGAGGTATTAAGCATACGTTATACGGATGAACAATCAAGCGCAATTATAAGCTATAAAGAGCCGTATAATTACGCTGATGGCAAAGTAGAAATTTTAACAATTAATCAATAATGGAAGACATTTTAAAAAATTTACAGAATTTAACAACTCAAATCGAGAAAATAGTGGAAAAACAAAATGAGGTTTATGCCAATTTGGATGATGAAACTTTTGAAAAGGTTAAGCAACACCAAGTTGATATTAACGAAATGATGCGAGATTTAAAATCGGGAAATTTTTTAAAACTAAATAAATTCGTAGAAAAATATGCCGATAATAATAGAAAATAATAATTACTCAAATGCTTTTGGTTATAGTGGTGCTACTTATACGAGTAATGCTGGCGATAAAACGACCTTAGAGCTAACATTTGCTGAATTAATCAGGGTTACAACATTAAGTAATCCGTTTAGTTTTGACCCTATTTTAAATATGCTTACAAGTCCAAGTGTTAGCTGGGTGGCTGAGGGCTTTAGAGTTGGCGACATTGTCAAGATTACAAGATACGACAATGTAGGAGCGGTTATAACTACCCACGAAGCAAATGTAACAAGTGTAACGGCGTCCGCTTTAAATGTGGATAGTTGGGCTACTAACTTATTTTACGATATCTCAGCGAATGATATAATGGAAGTAGTGCCATTGGTTACTTCGGGTGGTGCTGTAAGACGTAGAGATGATTTATTGATTGAGTTTAACCATGCATTAAATGACCAGCAAGGAAGTAGTGCATCATTAATTGATGGAGAGAAAACGCAAATATTTTATAGCGGTTTATCTTCATTAGTTGGAACGCAATCGGGGGCTTTAGTTGGTAATCAATCAGGGCAATTCTTGATTAGTTCAAATATTGAATACATCGGGTTAAATTCCGATAATTTCCACCAATATACATTAACATTTGAATTTGTAAATTCGGGACTTTACAATCCTGATTGGTTCGCATTAGGCGACTGTTTAAAGGTTTTTATTCGTGGTTTATGGTCCTCATTAAGTGGCGAGGTATTTAACCGCACTGAATTTACCTTTGATGAACAAGCAAATACTGGATTTATAGGCGAAGCGAATAATATAAGCGTTCCAACTGGTGGGGTTGTAGTAACAGGAATTACCGATTTAAAATTTAATGAGGTTAATAACGTTGTGTTTGAAGTTAACTTAAATGGAACGGACATAAACGATTTGGCTATTGGTGGAGCTTATTTGTCGATAGATGACAGCTACTACAAAAACAAGCCAACGAGCCAAACAAAGTTAACTTACTTACTGCCAACGACAATAATAAGCGCTCCAAATACCTATACATCTGAAATTAATGGGGGTGGACAATGGGAAATAACAATTAACTCAATTACTCCAAGCGGTGGCAATGCTATAATTGATGCCGATATTGAATTTAATGGAACGTTGCAAACATTTTTAGACGCAAGATTGGATGATAGGTTGTTTTATTTTTGGGTAAAAATTGGTAATACTAATCATTTTCTATACAACGGGCAAGTAGATAAAAGTTTAGAGGTTGGAGGGGCTTTAGTAATGAATAGTGATTTTGGATTTATCGACCATGCTCAAAATGTAACAAGTGCAACTGGAGATTTAACAGGATTTAGCGCAGATATTGAGGACGATGTGGCTTATTACGGCACGTTTAATTTGGAAAAAAACAAAACTTCCTACGAAAATATAAATTTAAGAGTTGAAGCGTACAACACTGTAACGGACCAAACCTTTACCTTACAGCAAACTAATTTTAGTTTTAATTCTGTAATTTACCAAAACAGTACAGGCAAATTCTTACTTAATTTAAGCGCTGCAATCAATAACGATTTACTAAATACAAGCGAAAAAAAGAACGCATTAGTACAACTAACAGGTGTTGAAGATGTGAGCACGTATGAAGTTAGCGTTTACTATCCATTTATTTTAAATTGGCGATATTGGTTGACTTTAAGTGGTGTAAATTCCGATTTTGCACCAAATTATAATCAAGATTGGTTGCCTTATGCAAATACAGGCGATTGGACTGTTAGGTTTACGGTTGATTTAGTTGATGACGGTTTAACGTTTACGCACTCAAATGAAATTGGCATAAACGATTACGATGCAAATTCCGATATTAATTCGAGTTTGGTACTTAAAAAACAATCAGATAATAGTGTAGTGAGTTATATTCCTGAGGGCGAGTTACTATACATTGAAAGTACCCACGAAAAAACATCAGGAAATTGGGACTTTCAAAAGGTTTGGGGGCAAATTACAGTTGAGCCCAAAGAGGGCGCACCACGTTGGATGTTATCAACTATTATTGATTATGATAATAACATTAACAACCCTTTAGCACCAATTTCGGGATTAAATGTAAGTTTTGATATAATTTCAGCAAATGTTTTAAAATTTTCTTGTAAATTTGATGCAGGTAAACTTGATACTTCAAATGGTGTTAAAATTACTGCTAAAGTGAAAGAGGGAAATGAGGATATTGTTATTGTAAATAAAATTACAAACGACAACGAAGATAAGATTACAACTGATGACGAACTTAAAATAATGGCATAATATGGCTGGAATTAAAATACATAATTACCCGATTGAGCGCACTAGCTTTGGCGACGATGATTATTACGACATTGATTATTGGACTGGTACGGCTTACGAAACCGCTAAAATAAAAGGAAGCGTTTTAAAATCCGCTTTAGGTTACTCCTTTGTTGATATTCAGGCATTTATTAGTGGCTATACATTGTCGGCTAATGATGCTGGTAAAGTAATTACAAACTCAAATACAGGAGCAGTCAGAAGTTTAGTAATTAATAACACTTTATCGGGAGCTGGTAATTCGTTTCATGTAAAAGGACGCGTGGCTATACAACCGTTAACAGGTGTTAATATTGACTTGCCTGACGGCAGTACAATTACAGAGCCAACGCAATACACTTGCGAAGCTGATACGCATTACGTATTACACCGTAAAGCATCAACAGGAAATGATTGGGTATTATCGGCAATAAACAAAGATACGTTAACAAATTTAGGTTTATCCGATTTGGAGCAAATGGATTTAGTTCGTGTATTTGAAGTGTTTGAGAATGGAGAATTAAAATTTATTACAAATCATGCTAATTCCGATGCAATTTTTAGAATTGGAGAAAATAGTGAAGAACGTTTTGGCGAAATTACTTTAAATTCCGAAACGTTCAATCAAACTGTTGCTGTTCAAAATCCGACAAACGACGGTCAAGGAATAATTACAAGAGTTAATCCAAATGAGTTTGATGTTGACAGTAGAGATGATATAAGCGACGTTGGCACACGTAGGAATAGATTATACTTAAACCCTCAAGCTACTACATTAGAATTTACAGAAAGTGGGCGTTTAATTTTAAGGAACAATGGAGTTCCTGAAAATATATTTGAAGATTTAAGTCCTACGAAAAAAGGGTTACAGTATAACGCTGATTACTCGGCTGATTATACGGATAGAAGTTTGGTGGATAAGGCATTTGTTTTGAATAATGCTAGTAACATAGGCAATACAAATTTATCCATCCCAAGCACAACAAACAGAACGTTAACGATACCAAGTGATAGCACATTAGATTTTGGTGCTTTAATGAAATTATATGGTACTGGGACTGTAGATTTTACAAGTGATGTAACTGTTGATAATGTTCAATTTAAGGGTGGTGTTGGTACTCAAGGAGAAATGAGTTGGAGTACTGATGAAGAAACCGTTAAATTAATAATGGATGGCACTACTCTTTACGTGGGGCAAGATACATTTGTCCATGTAAGAAATAATACAGCTTCTATTATAACTAAGGGCACAGCTGTTTATGCTACTGGTACATTGGGCGCAAGCGGCAGAATAACAGTAGCTCCTATGATTGCAGA